TTCCAATGATACTTTACATCTAAATCAATCTTGTTATGAACAAGTTGAGCTATTCTATAACCATTCTTAGTTTTATAAAACTCATAGGTTGTTCCTATAACGGGTTCTATGCCTACGTCTTCTCCCTGATTAATTAATTGCATTATAAGGTCATTCTTAGATTTATATTCCGATTTATTTCTATTCATACTTCTCCGCTGCAAAAAATCTTCTAATTCATATTCATCTAGTGAATACAACGCATCAATAAATTTATTATCAATTTTATTATCTAATCTAGCATTAATTATTTTATTTAAAGTTTTAAGATAAAATTTAGACCTTGCTCGACTTTTAAAGGTGCTACCATGAGCCGTAAGGCTTCCGTCTTGATTACGAAGGACATAATTACCTATTTGTAACCAAAAGCCTTCTTTATATATGTCTTTGTCCATATTAATCCATTTCTCGGAAGCTTCGGGTATTTTATGCTTTAATAAAATTCTTAGACGTTTAGTAAGCCATTTAACATCTACAGCGCAATTAGTATTAATACCATCTGTGTGTACATATACAACGCTTTCTTTTCCGTGTTTACTACGTATAAGCTCAACAGCAGATAAAATTATCCATCTGGCAACAGCAGTTATTACAACTCCGACAGCCATATCACCATAAGAAATATAAGGATTAGTATTCGCACCATAAAAAGTATTAACCATAATTTTTAGAGCATCACTTTTACTATTAGCTTCTTTAGTTTTAACGCTTTTCCAAGGTTTCCTCATTTCCATAAATTGTTCAGATATTTGATGAAGCACGCTTTTCTCAGAAAAATCAAGTTTTACTAATACTCTTTTATCAATCTTATTGTCAGGAACATATATAACACCATCTTTATAATCTATTTCTGGAGAGTAATCTTCATACCCTATAATAGTAGATTTATCGGGGCCTAAATTAAGAGCCATAGCTATAGATGGATAAAATCCAGAAAAGTCTACTTTGTGATTTTCCTTATGAAATCCAGGTTGATATAATTCAATATGCGCTGCTTGAAAATTACCTCGGTCTGCTTTAAATATCTCTGGGTGTCGCTCTCTATTAAAGTCTAATGAAAGTATACCCTGTTTGAATAATCCACGGCCTTGTAATATCTTAGTTACAAAACTAGAAGGCGAATTAACATACATCTCTAATGGAACACCTAGAATTTCAGCAGTATATTCTATTTGAGGGAAGTAGTGTTCGAATAAATATTTAGTGCAATCGACATCAGACAAAACATACTCTTGTATTTCTTCCATAGAGTAGTCTAATAGGTCTTTTGTTTCAAAGGAGAGTTCAATTGGAGACAAGCCAAAAGCTTTAGAAACGCTTTTTAATCCGCGGGGTAACCCGGATAGCGAATAATCCCTACGAGTCCACCTGAGTAAATCAATATGAACTCTTCCCCCAGCTTTCATTTTAAGTTCATGCTGATTTTTTGGAGGCGTCCAGCCAAAGCCTGTACCATCTCGATTTAATAATTTAATGTAATTTTCTATACCATTATATTTTGCCCTATGTAAAATCTGCGGAACGTCGTATCCTGTGTGATTATAACCATATATAATATCTGGGTCATACTCTTTTATATAGTTAGCAAAGTTGATTAATACACTTTTATCAGACTCTCCATCCCAAACAAATACCTTTCTATCTCCGGTTGAGGTGACAATCCCAATTGCCACCACGGGGTATCTTTCCCCGAAGGGAAAGCCACCATCGGGGCTATGTGTTTCAATATCAAAACATAGAGAACGTAACGGGGCTTCACAAGGGTAATCATAAAAGTGCTCGGGGTGCTCGATACAGAGTCGCTCAAGTAGGTGCTCCCTACCACCTTCGTAAAGCGCGCTAGGCGACACTATATCTTTACCCGGTGTGTATTCTACTTTTGCTAGTAGCATAGTATCTCTCCCCAATACTTGCTTAGTAGAGCCTTCAGGGTGAGGTACATAATAGTAGGGCTTATATGGAACGGTGCTAGCCATTTTATGCCCATTACGATACATCAGGCATTGCAGCTCTCCTGTCCTCATATTGCGAGTATTAGGTGATAACACGCCTATTAGTGGGACTTTCATACTTCTGCCTCGGGGATGCGGTTGTAGGCGAAGTTCCAGTTGGCGCGAATCAGGGCAGCCTCCATGCTGTCCATTTGTTCTTCGTTGTCGCAAAGATAAATATTGACGTTGAAGTTCGCGTAGCCGTATTTACTCAGGTCGTGTGTGAGGTCAGGATTGTGATGGTCTTTCCACCAGTGGCCATCCTTGTAACGGGTGACGAACGCCTTAGTGGTTTTACCTACATACACTCTTTTGTTCTGTGCGTTCTGTATTGAGTATACAACCATCGGAATGTTGAACCTCGGTTCAGTAAAGTCGGGCATCGTTGTGTTGGGTTCATTATCTAGATACTCCTTGTGTGCTACCTTGATTAATTCGAGGATTATTCTCTCTGATAATTTAACCCCTTTACTCTCAATTAGGTCTGTCATTGCGTTAATACGCTCTATTGCATTTTCAAAACTACTCATTTCATTTTCTCTATTCGTTTTATTTCTTTACTGTTATAGTCGCCCGTAGCAAGAAGCAGGAACTTCATCAGGTCACCATCCCAAAGTAACTCGTCAGACTTGGATTTAAAGGGCTCCTTCACATCCTTGTCTGCAAGTTCAACATCTATTGCTGTTTTTGCTCCTTTACCCAATTTAATGTTGTCCCCGCTAAACGGGTCAACAATTTCGATACTGCCGCAATAGCGCTCAATGTATTCTTTAGCGATTTTAGGCCACTTTTCTCGTACAAACCTTTCTGTTTCTCCAATTAACTCACCCCATTTTATTTTCTTTGACGGGTCGCTTATCAGCGGACTCTTATAGTAACGTGTCTTACCACGTTCCGTTTCATCCATTTCAAGGAAGCCCGTCATAACCAGCGCTGATAGAACAGGGGTCAACTTGGTAAAGGGAAGCCCTGCCCTCTTCGCTTCTTTCTTAATTTCACTTACAGTTAGCTTCACTACATCTGCGGACATTCCAAAGCTGTCCAATGCCGTATCAGGGAAAAGCTGTAATATATCAGTTCCGTGACTAGGCATATGCAGGCATTCCGAGATAAACGTGTCTAGGTATATTCGTAGAGCCAGCCAGTTGTGTTTCGGTGTTACTAATCCATACTTTACGCCGTCTCTCTCAATATGCAATATTTCATCCTCGTGAAACCGCGCTACCGCATTCACTACTTTCAATAGATACTGAACCTTTGAGCGAGACACAGGGAAGACTGCTGGAATAGCATTCATTAGGAATGGCGCACAGGGATTGCGTAGCTGAACCGCGCGTTCATCATCCCTGCGTCCAATTGCGTCCAATACATGCTGCTTCAGTCCCCTGATTTCTTCATCCGTCATTGAGAGAAGCTCTCTCCGGGGAAGGGCAGCATACATCAGCTTATGTTTAATGACGCTTGCTGTTTGTTTAGCAGTAGGATTTGTATGTCCTATCATACACCTTCGTTCCAATTCTGCATCAAAATATGCAGACCCCTTCGCATTTTCTACTGCTACACACATGAAGACATACTTAGGATTTAATACCTGCTCTACTGTTTCTCCTATAGTGACATCGGTTCTTTTCCTGAACGCTGGCCGATTGTCGCCCCATGTTTTTATCACTTCCATAACACCCTCTGGTAGTTTCTGAGCTTCAGGAATAGCCACAAAGCGAGCCCTATTTATTCTGTCAGATTCATACCAGACGGCGGTTTCAGATAGGTGTTCTATAGTATGGTAATACTCAGGCGGTAGTAGTCCGAAGACTGCATCCATTATAACGGTCTTTCCGGTACCACTATATGCCTTGATGACCATGTTGTTATCCTCTAATAAGTAGGCAAGCGCAGAAGTAACTGCAAGCTTATCTTCACCAATTATAGGATTCAGTTCACCTTTCTTGTTGCGTACATTATGGAAGTATCGTACCAAGTCATATAATTCATATTTCTCTTTCGACATCTCTATCGTTCACCCCTAGTAATCTATAGGCCATAGCTAAACTATTCTTTAATGACTTATTATCAGTAAAGCGACCCACTTCATCATTCATAGCCTTTAATATAGCTCTAGCTCTCTTTTTAGAATTATATCTTAACAATATTATCATAAGCCGCATAGCTTCGTCTTTAGTAGTTACCATTCTTACTCTCTATACACCATATGTTCTACTCTTTTTAAAGCTACCTGCAAATAGGTATCCGACTGGTCAATAGTAATAATCTTTCTCTTATTTTTCAGCGCAGAGGCGGCCGTTGTCCCTGTTCCGCAGAACGGGTCAAGAACAATATCACCTTCGTTGCTGGAAGCCTTTATGAATATATCCATCAAGGCTTCAGGAATTTGATTCATAGAAGAAATACCAGACTCACTTTCAAATCGCTGCTTCTCGGGGTGCGTGTGTTGCACTACATTAATATCTCCGAACCAGTCGTAACTAGGCCGTCCGGCTCTACCGTGCTTCTCAATCGCTTTCTGAACGTGCTTCTGCTTAAGAGACATCTCAGGGTAGGGGATTAGTATATCCTCCCCATTAAATGTATAGTTAAGCTTATGCTTAGTGAAGTAAAGGATGCCTCGTTGGGCTTTAACATAGTTCTTAAGGGTGTGTCCATAGTTCATCCTGTAGGGCCAAGTAAGCCATCTTCGAAAGTGCCCGTGTTCCATACAGGGGCGCCAATAGAAGTCGCCTAAAGTCTCATGATAGGCTATAATGTACAGGCTACCCGTTGGACTAAGTACCCTGAAACACTCTTTGACCCATTTCGCTGCCCATTGGTCGTAGTCGTCTCTTTTATCGTCCACGACTCCATGTATACCCTCGGCGTACTTCCATCCTATATTATAAGGAGGGTCTGTCGCCACTAGGTCTACGCTATTGTCTGGAATATCTTTTATTCTGTCCAGAACTTCACCGCATAAAAAGTGTGCATTTATCATTCTTTCCCTTCCATTTCTTTATACTTCCTTTGTATTTCCTTCGTTTTTCCATTATATCGGTTCGCTCTTTTAATAGCAGCTTTACCTATATTTTCGGGTGTGATACTCGTGGTGCGTAAGTAATTTAACGCTACGCACACAACATCTATCCATTCGTCCCACAATCTTCCTTGTTCAGTTTCGAGTTCTATTTCTTCTATTTGATGCTTTAATACTCTTTTAAAGTATTCTCCATCCATTGTCTCATCAAATGATGCTTCGTTCCATGCATCCCATAGGGGTTGCAATACACCAAAGGGAGCCTTCATACTCCCACCTTGTTCCAGAATCTCATACTACCACTCCCTTGCAGCAGCCATCGCAGCCGTGAACCCACCACTCCTCATCATTCTTTTTCCCTTCCGGCACTCCCACGGTGTGGCCGATGCCGTGTTCACAAATCCATTCACGCCGACCGTCGCTTCTAATATTGACTCTCATAGGGTTGTCGTCTGTGGTCATAACATACCAATAGCAGGGCGATATATAAAGGTATGGCCGTGGTGGACTAAAATTGAAGTGCGGTTTAATAATAGTAGGGTTAAAATTGAAGTGTAGTTTAATTATAGTAAGGTCCGGGGCCCCGGCTGGCTGGCTGTCCTGTAGAAGCTTAACGCGTTTATTCGTCGTCGTCAATAAAACCCATCATTCGCTCAATCGCTTCTAATGAGTTTTCTTTGAGAGAATCATTAATACTGTGCTTGAGCATCATGAGAAAGGGCAGAGTCGATTTTGAGCGAACACACGTAGACTTACCTTCGTCGGCTTCAAAAGCGATATACATACTACCTTCGGAAGTTATTTCGCTCCATTCATTTCCGTGTGTGTCGCGGACTGTTATAGTGTATGGTCCACCGGGAACGATAGCGTCAAAAGAGCCACGGTTGCCCTGTATGTCCATTTCTACGGCTGGCGTAAACGGGTCGTCGTTTGGGGTCATACCATAACAATAGCAAGCCGATATATAAAGGTATGGGTGGCTGCGCCGGGGCCCCCCCAGCTCCGCCATCAGGTGATAGAATTAACTGCAGTGGTAGACCTGGCTCTTCCTGGGTAGAATTCGCTCACGGTGAGAAAAACGGAACGTGAGAACCATCCGACCATACCTTTAAATACTCCTCCGCCTTTGTCTATTTACTCCCCCAACGGGAGAAAAATGAAAGGAGGTAAAATCATGAGCACCACAATGGAATATCTTAACTGTTCAGTCGATGAAGGCTTAGTTTCAAAGATGCTGATTCAACTCGGCTTCGGAAAATCTGAGTCCGGTCGCTGGCCGTCGGGATTGAAAGTGGACACACTGCGCGAGCTTGTCGCAGCGCTTGAAGCGGATTTGGAATTAACCACCGTTATCGGCGCAGCGGTAAAAGCTCGGCAGGATTCTCGTCCAAGTGGCTCCTCACCGCGTATCGCTCGCACACCTGACAGTGTGCTGCGTGCAGTTGAGTCGGGTCATATCAATGCCGATGAGTTGATGGCCGCACTGAAATCGTTAAAGGCTTAGCTCTTTAGCGATAGTGTGCCTCAGCACCAAGTGTTAGCGTGAGCCATATCCCCTGATAGGAGTGGCTCACCACACGACACGCTTAGCCGACAGGCTGCCGGGGGGCCCTGTCGAGCCCACGGGGCCCCCGGATACGATAAGACCGGCCATAGTATATCTCACAGGCTCAACTATGCCCAAGCCTCCAATCAGCGGATGGAATGAGCTACATCTGAGAATCGAGCTGCTAATATGATGGGCAAATGCGGTTCTGAGAATAGGCTTAGTTGAGCCTGATGGCTCTATTTAGCACATCGACAGCTTAATTGAGCCTATCGTAATAAATTTTCGTGTTCGCTGATAAAAGCACGCTGTAATGCTTAATAGGCTTCTATATTAAGATAGGCTTAACTAAGGTATTTAGGCTATACTAAGATAAGAGGCTTAACTTAGCATTAAGTATGTCTATACTAAGATAAGATAGACTATACTAATCAAAGCTATACTAAGCCTAATCTATGGAGATATATCAAGCAGCCGCGTTTTTTGAGATGGTAAAATTGCCCGTAAATCGACCTGTGAGAATAGAACAAATGATTGAATACACACATCCAGCCAAGGCTTTAAATACTCGGTTGCCCTTCTCAGTTTAGAACGTGGCGAAAAACCTTCGCCGCCATCAGGAGATATATGACCGACCTATCAGAAATAGCAGAACTAATGAAAGATTTAACACCGCGCGAGAGCAGATTGCTCAAAGCTCGGATGTTTGGGCCAGAAATGAATATATGCGGAATCGCTGTTCCAGCAGGAGTAGCCGATTATGTCCACAACGCATCGCATGATAAGTGGTGGGATTTTATGAAAGCATTTAAATTAGATGCTGTTCACGCCATTCGTGATGTTGAAGCGCTGCCTGAATATAAGACCAAGCGCTGGGATATAACCACACTTGCTTGGAGAGATGTATGAGCGATATAGCGATAGACGAATTACCTAAGATGATTGAATGGTATCAGTATCATAAATCATTTAATCCGATATATTCTTTACCATCTCCACCCACGCGTTCACCAGAACGCGATGCTGTAAGTGAGATGGCAAAGTTTTGGTATAAGATACGTGGCGATAATAGCGATGGCGACCTTTGGGATATGACGATATTTCTGCGTCAAATGATGGACGCACTACGCTGGATGGATGACAGTAAGCGTGAGTTTATCCTCCGAGAAATTAACAAATTTGCTGATATAAGGAAACGATAATATGTTATACGATACAGCAATAGGGATAATGACTTACGATGAACTAATGCAAATAGTTGATTACTTGAAGGAAAAGAGATAATGGATGCAGTATTTTGTAGATTATGTAAGCGACGTATACATCCGCATAAGACAGGACTTTGTAAACGATGCAGGAAAATAGTAATTGTAAGTTAAAGTGTGGCCAGCCAGCGATGAAAGGTAATAGATTCGCTGATATGTGTTTAGAGTGTTATCTGGAGCATAACGAGGCTATCGCTATGATGCACCGGAGTGATGAATGACTGACGACGAACCTGATTGCACCCGTAAAGGTAAAAAGTGGGTGATTTTTCATTACAAACCTTATCGCACAGTTAAAAAGATTAAGAAGGTAAAGATAAAATGAGTTATATCACTGATTATTGTAGAGATTGCGGCGCTGAAATGTATTGGGATTTTAGTAGGCACTTGTTCCGTGAGAAAACAGACCCGAGATATATTGAGCCTAGACAAATCACTTGCCTTGGCTGCGGATGGGAAAAGACAGAGCAGATAGGAATGTTTGATGACTAAATTAAGCGAATCATTAGAAAGAGTAGGTGGTTTATCTACTCCAAGCAAAATGCCCGGATATGGTTGGTCTATCCCAGCGTGGGAATGCGACATCGGAGGCAAATTGCAGCAGACATCAGGTTCTGTGTGTGAGAATTGTTATGCTATGAAGGGTAGATATACTTTTGGAGCGGTGAGAAATGCTCTTGAGAATCGCCTTGCCCTATGGAAAAAGGATAACCACGAGTGGCGCGATGCTTTCATTTACTATCTTACTAATGCTCCCAAATTCAGAACAAAAGTAAGCGAACACTATCCTTTTAGGTGGTTCGATAGTGGAGATTTACAAGGTGAGCAGATGCTTGATGACATTTGCTTTATCGCAATACACACACCTCATATCAAACATTGGCTACCTACTAAAGAATATGTAGTTGCCAATCTTTATATGAAAAATCATTATATACCACCCAATTTGACGATTAGAATAAGCCACCCTATGCTTAATAAAAACTTTAAGCGAGGAGATTGGATGAATCATAGCGGAGCATTCGACAAAGAACACTTGCACGAAGCACGCGGTACGATTTGCCCTTCATCTAAACAGAGCAACGAATGTCGTGATTGTCGTATGTGCTGGGATGGGAGTATAGAAGTAATCAATTACATTAGTCATTAACTATGAGCGCGAGGCGGATGAACAGAACATTGGAGCCGTATCTATGTGCCGATGGCAAAACGCTAGGCGATGGGCTATACAGAGAATTACCACAAAATTTACAGGATGAGATATACAATAAGTACGACCAAGGAGATTTAATTATGATTAATTATCCTGGTCATAGCCACCATAAACAGATTTGCAGGGTGAGAACCGATGGAGTGGACAGTGATGGTGATTTAAGGGTGGTGAGTATAATCAAAGGAGAAGAAGATACTGAAGATGAGGGAGATTGGTTCTATTGCCACCACACAAGAGCGATTATAATAAAAAAGGCACAATATGGCTGACGGTGATTGGTATATGCTACTAGCTATGTTTATGGCTATATGGATGATAATGATAATGAGATTTTGGAATACTGTGGGAATATGAAAAGGAAAAAACGAACACCACGGGCATCGCCAATGACTCCGGCATCAGAGCATGAAATTGGAGAAGAGATGTATGGTGGCGATGGAAATATCTGGGTAGTTATGCCATTTAAGAGGATGGGTCGTCCATATAAGAGATGGATAAGAAAGGCAGTTATCGACGAAAGCCTTAAATACCCTGAGGATATTGTTAGTGTACGACCTCCAAGGGAGGCCGAACCTAAATCAACTGATAAAAAGGAGAAATCAATGGAAAAAAGCGAAATTGAAGATATGGATGACGAAAATCCATCAGAGATAGAGAAGGTTGAGGATAAACCTGAACCTGAAGTAGTAATACCAACGCTTATCTCGAAACTGCGCTCTTCGGTAGCGATGCCGGAAGAGTTTAAGTTTCCTGATGCGATGATTTACTACAAGATGTTGCGTAATGTAAGACGCAATAAGTGGATTTTATGCACTGGACCAAGTGGATGTGGTAAAACGTCGCTTGGTAAAATACTTGCCGATATTGCTGGTAAGCAATTCTTTGCGTTTAACTTTGGTGATACTATGAATCCATCTGCTAAGCTACTTGGCGATACTAAATTCGACAAAGATACAGGTACTTGGTTCAAGGAAAGTCGTTTCGTAAAGGCTATCCAGACTGAAAATGCTTTTATCTTACTTGATGAAATCACTCGTGATAGGACAGGCGACCTTCAGAATCTGCTTATGCCGGTTCTTGATGGACAAGCATACCTAGCGCTAGATGAAAGCGACGACGCAGATATGGTTCCAGTCGCTGATAATGTATTTTTCTATGCTACTGCTAATGTAGGCCGCGAATATCTTGGTGCAAATGCATCAATTGACCGTGCATGGATGGACAGGTTCACATCTGGTATGTTTGAACTCGACTATCTACCACTTGACAAGGAAATCGAACTACTTTTGCACAGAACTCCCGGATTAATTGAGAACGATGCTAGAAAGATATGTGAGTTTGCTCAGAAGATAAGGCAACTTTACGCTGCTGAGGAGCTTTCGTCAGCAGTATCAACTCGTATGACGCTTGCTGCTGGCTCTTTCCTAATGGATGGGCTTAATATGATAGATGCATTACTACAAGTATCTCTTCCTTTCTACCCGATACAGGGTAGTGACGATAGTGAACGTATTAAAGTGAAGCAAGCGATACAGGCAATGGAGTAGATATGGTTGGGGTGAAGAAAGATTTATATTGGCATTCAATCGCTAAAGCATTAATACTCTATGGCGCTCCTTATCGTGTAATTACACCTATACTGGATGAAATATTTCCTGATTGTGGTGTTACAGGAAGACAACTCGGTGCATTTAAACGCCGATTACGCAATGAGAATGAAGAGATTCCTAAAGCAACTAAAGGAAATAAGCAGGAAGCAAATATTATCGCTAAAAATGCTACTACCGAAGAAGATTTATTTATATACAAATGTTCTCGTGGTTCTTTGATAACACAATTAGAAGTATATCATTATAAAATGACTCAAAAGACAGATACAGACATTGAAACCCTCGACGATGAGTGGTTAGGAAATCTAAATGCAACGTAAGTGGAATCCAGCAAGTGGACATTGGGAAGAAGTAGAAGAGGATACAGTTCCCGTTGAACAGGATGAGTTCTGTGAGAAATGTAAAGAGGATGTCCTTCCAGACCAATATGATTGTTGTCCTAAGTGTGGTGAGTGGATTGATACCTATGAGAAAGGAGATGTCTGGAACCGTGGTAGTGGTTCCACTTGGGGAGGAACATCATATAAACCGTGGTGGCAAAAATCTTCAACAGCACCATCTGCGTATGGTGGTAAATCATCTGTGTATAAACCACAGACTTCACTAAGTGGTTCTTGGTCATCTTGGGGATATGGCGGCTACGGAGGATATTCTGCTGTTGGTGGTGTATCAACAATTGGTTCATCACTTGGTTGGAGCAGCCAAAGAACTAACGCTTACGAAATGATGAAGTATAAAACTCAATTAGATAGTCTATGCACCATCGTAGACCCATTGGTAAAACATCATTTAATATGGAATGGTATGAAAGATTCTAATTATTCAATCGTTGAGAAAAGTTTAATTAGTCTAGATGGTACAAAATTGTTAGAAGAAGGAGAAGATTACTTAGATGTAGCCTCTGGTCTAGCGATTCATGAAAAATTACATCTAATTCACACCGCACCAATGAATGATTGGCAACACAGGATGAAAGAAACAATCGTGTACAAACATGGTAATTGGGGATGGAAGTTATTTTTATCTATATGTAATGTATTAGAGGATGAGTATATTGAGAAACAGTTAAAGAAAACTTGCCCCGGATATATAGCATATATTCAAGCCACTAAGGATTATTATTGGAAACAATACGAGGATGAATTGACAAATCCAGAAGAAAGTAACTTTGGAGATTTATTTAATTCGTTTCTCTTACAAGTTCGCTATCCCTCTGTGTTGTCTAAAAGACAAAAAGGTCGTTGGGGTAAGCATCTGAATGCTATAAGTAAAATTCTTAAAGATGCTCTTCACGAAGATACTCGTATGGATAGAATGATGGAGGTTTTCAATTATTTTATGGGTCTTGCTATCGTTATGGAAGAAAAAGAAAAGGATAGAGAAGGTGGAAAAGGTCGCGATAGTAGAGAAATGAAAAGGGTGATTAAACTTGTCGAAGGGGAAGGCCTCAAACTTAGTGATAAAGATAAAAACCATATCGCAGAAGCACTAAGTCTAAGTGAAGGTGAGAGGCGTACAGATGGATTAAAACCCGGAGAAGAGATAATTAAAAGTATGGGAGATTTATGGGGTATTATAAAAACTTTACTTGAGGGAGAGCATCAAAAGGAACTTGATAGTGTTCTTGCGAAGGCAATTAAAGAAATGGAAGATGAAGATTATAATGAAACTGAATTATCAAGCGGAGAAGCGCTAACAACGAAGCAAAGGAAAATCACTTGGCGTTCAGTATTACCTACTAAGAGGCAATCAAATCAATATAGGGAAGATAGAAAGGAAGTCCTAGTTGAGATTAATAAATTAAAGCGTAAGATTAATCTTTATGGTAATCCGCTACCACTTACTATTAGGAATCAGAAGCGTGGTAAACTTGATAAGAGAGTTCTTCACCGGATTCCTATGGACAGGCAGGATTTATTCAATGTTAAAATCATTAAGCAGGACAATCCAGTTGATATTTGTTTGCTCGTTGATGAGAGTGGTTCGATGGGTCATGGTAAAATGAGGGCAGCACGAAGAGCGGCTATCGCCATGAAAGAAGCACTCCAAGATAATCCTAAAGTTCAATTATGGATTTTCGGACACTCAGCAGATGAGCACGGTAATGGAAACACGGAAATGTACGAATATTCTGGGCCAAAAATGCAGGATAGACCGCTGGCTTGTGGAGCGATGCATGCACGGTATGAAAATCGTGACGGTAATGCTATTCTAGCATCAGCACAAAGAGTGAAGGAACAATCGACTAGTCCTCATACACAGAAATTAATGATAGTATTTAGCGATGGACAGCCATCGGCACAGGGATATCGCGGTATGCGTGCCTTAGACCACACAAAGCGGTGTGTATCAAGAGTTGAAGGTGAAGGCTGGGATATCATACAGGTAGGATTTGGAGTGAGTTCTCATACGATGAAAAGAATGTTTAGGAATTGTGTCGAGATTGGAAGTATGGATTGGCTAGCAAATACATTAACGAAAATTATCAGGAGAGTATTAAAGATATGAATATGGATGAGATGTGGGCTATGCTAGAATTAATGATGGCAATAGACGAAATGGAATCGTTCTTAGAGCGACATGATTTAATAGACGAAGTTGAATTTGATGAGAATGCTTGGAAAGACGGATTAGTTGAGAATTGGGAGGATGAGAATGATGATTGACAGACCTAAATTCAAGGAATACAAAGAAATATCCTCAGTCCCTGAGGAACTATATGATGTAGTGGAACCTAAGATGGATGGAATTTGGGGAGTATATGTTCAGCCCGGAGAATTTCTCCTCGACGGTTGGGAGATTTGGTCGAGGACAGGAGTGAGAAAGGCAGAAGGCACGGATTGTGGTAATGAGAAAATTATCTTACTAGGAGAATTTATGTTCGGTTCAAATTGGGCATATGAGCGCGGTCTAGATAGAGAATTCTTTGCTTTTGATATACTTCGCTACGGTGATGAAAACCTGTATGAAATGCCTCTTATGGTGAGAAGAGCGATGCTTGAGAAGGTGCTACGGTCAGGAGATTTTCCTCCGTTCGTGAGAATACTTGAACAATTCCCAATAACTGATATTAATAAGGTGTGGGATGAATTAGTTGAGAAGAAGAACTACGAAGGACTTGTCTTGAAGAGAAATGACGGAATATATGGAGATAAGTGGGGGAGAATTAAACACCGCACAAGTATTGATTATGTATGTATGGGAATAGAAGAGGGAAGAGGACGATTAGAAGGTATGGCCGGTGGTATTCTCGGAGGATTATTTAATGATGATAAGGAATGTGTCGTCGTATGTAAAGTCGGCGGCGGCTTAAAGGACGATGAAAGGAAAGACCTATGGGAGAATAGAGAACAGTTAATCGGCTCTGTCTTCACAGCAGGTGGATACAAAGTATATAAATCTGGAGCCATAAGGCATCCACAATTTATGGGCTTTAGAAATGATAAACAAGCAGGAGAATGCACATTTGGACAAATCCCTTCGTGAAGCGTGGAAAGATACAAAACGACGCGCGAGAATATTAAAACAACTCTGCGGTAAGAGATTTGGAGACAGGTATCATACATCAAAGGAACAATTGGAGGTAATTAAGGAGCATCGTTTGAATGTTCCCACAAGAAAACGCAGGTGAAAGGGTAGCAGCACGCTGAGATTTCTACTTAGCGGTTGTGGTTGGTCGTGTTTTCCTCCTTTTTTAGAGTAGGAATCTCAAGACAAAATTGCTGCTGCCCCACTAAATGCGCGGATAATGGGCTTTGAGCGGAACCGATATAGTGATAGAAATAAGAGGTCGTATGAATGCCTGGATGCGCCGGCATCAGCAGCTATATTCTGCTGCCCGGCACCTAGATAAATGTAAGAGAGACGCTTAAAGCGGTAGCCTTTTTATCGGGTTTCACAGGCACACACCAGATATTTCATTCACTTATCCATGTCCGCCTCCCCACCGCAACGGAGAAAAAAATGTTATGGATTGGTGCGTGGGGTATAGAAGAAAGTCGGTCAAGTAGAGCCAAGTGTAGATATTGTCACAAAAAGATACCTCACGGAGAACTAAGAATCGCCATGCCTCAAGGTCGTTGGAATACATTAGGGTTCATTCATTACGATTGTTGGCACGAAAGAGTATTACGAACAATAAACTATCATTCAATGGGTTACAAAAAAGCCGAAGAAGCACACTATGATTATACAGAAAAAATTATTCGCGACAGAATCCGGGAAATAGCACGCGAAGCAAAGAGTAAGAAACTGAGAATTGGACCATGATATATGACATTTGATAATAGAGCGCATAGAACTGATTATACGAAATGGCATAAATGTGCAAGGTGTAAAACATTTACACTATTCAATGATAACCCTAGTAAGACTACCATAGCGGGCATAGGTGCGCTTTGTCCTGATTGTTGGAAGAAGTGGAAAGATTTACCACAGTATAGAGTCACTAAAAATATGGCGGTAGCCACTAAAAGGAGAAAAGAATTGCCGATAGAATTTATATTGCTGTATATATTAGGTTGTGCTTTATCTTTGCTAATTATAGCCTATTATGTGTTTGGAGGATAAGCTGATGGGAGAACTCGACGAAGAACTAATGATATACACTTTTCTATCTTTCGTAGGTGGTATAGGTGTAGGTATGATTATAGCGTCATTTTGGTGATAAAATGAAAGAAAAACTATGTGGCTTCTGTCTGAAGTACAAAAAATTACACGGCAACGGGGGTGATGCGACCACTTTTGACGGAAAGAGTGGTCTTGTGTATCACCATAATTGTGTAATTGAATATCTGAAGACACGGCAGTAACTTTATATACTGCTGAGAAGTATATATAATATGCAACGAAGTGGAGATGAATAAAGAATGAATGATGCAAGCCGGTTGTTAGAGCGTTCCTGTGTAGTTTGTGAAGCAGATTTGCAAATTGTTCTGGATGGCGATAACAATATCGTTTCGGGGGGTTATTATTTTACAACCCACTTTAACAAAGGAGAATCAGAATGGGAATATTGGGAATGTATAAAATGCTATGAGGATAGTGACGAATGAGTGATTTTGAAAGTACAATATTATGGATAGTGGAAAAATGAGAAAACTAATAAAACCTATATATGTCAGAGGAACAGGTCGAATACTGAGAACCTTTGAAGATATAGAAGATGAGAAAGCAGCACTGAGAGAAGAACTGTGGGACATTAAGCACCCACGCGATGCTCACGGTAACTTCACTACGGGTGAGAATGAAATGTGGTGGATAAAGTGGAGTGAGAAATATGGCCTCAGTCGCAGAACTTGAAGCAGTCGTCCTTAAGGGAGAACTTAGGGATATAGAAAAGAAATACAAGCTAAGCCACACGCGCGTGCGCGAGGCAGCAACTCAGGATACTGAGAAGAGTGCTGAGTTATGCCCAGCAATGATTAAGCTTAATGAAATAAAAGAAGAAGAAAAAATCATGACTCTTGCCTTCGAGGAAGCTAATGAAATATATAATTGGGGAATGAGAACTGTCTTAATATATGCAATTCTGCTATGGTCTTTTCTAATATGGGCTTGGTAAAGCTATCTTAATATAGCATATATAGACTAAGCATTATGCTTATCTACATATAGCTATACTAAGCAGGGGAAAGAAAATGGGAAAATCGACAGGAAAACAATTTGAATCTGAAATCAGAAGGTCACTGAGAGAAATGGACTGCTGGTGGTTCAGAATACAAGACACGATGGATATAAGCAGATATGTTAAAGCAGCTATTGCAGAAAAACAGCCCGGTGACTTTTTTATTATATATCATGGTCGCGCTATACTTATGGAATGTAAGACTACTAGGAACAGGACATCTTTCCCTCTTTATTATGGTGAGCATCCTTCTATATTGGCCCACCAAATCACAAAAGGCTTGGCTTGTTGCCTACATGGAGGGGAAAGTTACTTCGTTATTAGAAGGGACATACCTAGGAACAAGCGCGTGTGGATTATTACAGCAACTCAAGCTGATAAAATGTATAAAGACGCTAAGAAAGAAAATAGAAAATCAGTGAAGTGGACATGGTTCAAGGAGAATGCATATGAAATCAATATTAAGTCTAAACCAATCCGTTGGGACATACTCGGATTTTTACGGCGAAGGCTTTAAATACTTTCACGGTATATTACTATTGGGCAAAGGCGACGGTCGCCGTTGTATAAGACGACGCAGGACAGAATCACGTGATGCTGTCCTTGCCGCGCAACAACGGCACTTAATAAGTCCTTTAGGCATTATCAACTCCACCGTTGCCCTTGTCCACAAAAAGAACGAGGTGAAAAGAAATGAAAGCAGAAAAGTTCAGTAAAGTATTGAACAAGATGTTGAGCGCGATAGACCATCACGCTCGAACAGGAAAGCACAAGCAGGTAGATTTTCACTACCACGCAGAGAAGAGGACCTCTTTTGGGTTCTCTGATTGGAAGAAGAAGCACCAAGTGGAAAGCACTCGCTCCTTCCTCCCAGAAGAAATTTTCCTGTCGAGCGATGGAATGCTGCTTGTACGCGGTTTTGATAACCGCTACAATTTGAAGCAGTTTTCTAAGGCTGTTCCTCAGCATTTTCGTTCATACAGACTTGACCGTATGACGGTCTGAGCAGAACAAGGAAAAATAGCATGGGCATATTAGAAGAATTTCTATCGGCACTAGAAGACGATGACGAAGTCATTGATATAAAAAATATCATACAGTCTTCAGCAGATAGACGAAGGTGGGAAAAATGGATTGAGCTATTCGGTAGCGTTGGCCCTGATAAACTTAAGGAGACTCTTAATTATATCAGTGCTAATACAAAGATGAACCACCAAGACCAACTAATTCTTCTAGCCTATGTTAAATATATGGAAATACAAGTCCATAAGATGATGGGACTACAGGAAATGATGGAAAAAATGAATGAAGACGGAGGCATAGAACACACAGAATACAATGGAGCAATGTATGGTTAATGATGACTTAATAGAAAAGAGATTAAATGAGTTGCGTGCTACACCACCCCCGGAAGAGTGTATAGGTTGTGAAGGGTTCTTGGATAAGGACAGAAAAGACTACACTAATGAAGATTTAATTGAAGCAGTAGTCTATGACTTGCATCAAATTAATACTTTTTCTGAGAATGCTATGAATTTACTTAACGAATTATTTGGACGTATATATGATAAATGAAAAAGCTAGAGCATTTAGATACTTGTGGGGTAGACCTCACAAATCTGTGCAGAAAGAGAAGATAATAATGAAACTTCAGCAGAGAAATGTAGAGCCAACAGAAGAGAATTGCTTTGATTATTGGATGGGATACCTGAAAATGTACAGGGACGTTCGTGGTGAAATTCATCATGTTAATCCATACAAAAATCAACAGCTAATGAAAGGAATGGGACGTGATAAATATGGTAGACCCTCACGCTATGTGGCAAGAAGAAATAAAAAGAAGAAACGTCGAGTTAATCGGCGAAACTGAAGAAGAACTGAAAAGCAGTGCAGATTGGTGGCCCTTTGTTCAAAATATAGAGGACATTATAGAAAGATGTGCTCATTTGGAACAAAGGATAGACGAACTACATAATGTCGTCGGTGAGACTAAGGGTATGATTCTCAATTTGAGAAAAATACTTGTAAAGCTGGAGATTATAGATGACAGATTCATCGTCAAGTGAAGGAGATGCTGAAGACCATATAACTAGTCTAGCGGCTGAGCTTTTACAGACACACCAAGCACTAGAGATAGAAAAGAAAAAGGAAGGTGGAACCTATATACTTCATATAGGGCAAGTCCATATAGAAGTACCACACTCTAATGAAATAGAGGGTGATAATGTTATGGAATACTTCGAGAAGACTCTGAAAAATCTACATAAGCTTTACGGTCCCATAATATTTCAGGGTCATCATCTTACCTCTGATGAAGAAGGGCGAATGTTTGGATGAGAGCCATTAAAGCTGGTGGCACTTTAGGTAAGTGTGTATTTTGTTCTCATACCTTAAGTGAAACTAAAGATTTGCGTAACAAGCATGCCAAAATAAAGGCAGGAAAATGGATTTGTGGTGCATGTCTATTAGATTTAAAGGAAGCTTCTTTCGAAGTATTCTTTGCTTATGAAGAAGAGGAAGCTGAATACAAAAGGAAACTTGTTAAGAAAGCAAAATCATATGGATGGATAGTTAATCCGACCACTGGTAAATTAGAGAAGATAGAGTAGAGAAAGCTTTATATAGCTAGACAGCGTAAATATATATAGGAGAAAAGTATGTCAGAAGAAAGACAAGAAACAGAGCTGAAAGACATCGGCGGCCTTTTCCGTAACAAGGCAAAGAGCGGCGAAGTCTATTACAGCGGCAAGGGACAGGACGGCACAACTTATGTGATGTTCCTGAACAAGTATTGGAAGGAAGGCGACACAAACAAGCCTTATTTCAAACTAAAGAAACGCGTCCCAAAGGCGTGAAACGGAGAGAAATATGAAAGCAACATATGCAACGAAAGACGGTTCTCTATCTGTAGAGGTAGAGGGAACGAGCCAAAAAGCAATCTTTAAAGGGATTGCCAAGCTTCAGGAAATTTTTGACCCTGAAGCATGCGGAGATTGTGGAGCCAACGAAACAAGATTCCGTGTGAGAACAGTCGAGGGCAACGACTACTACGAAAAGGTATGTAGTAAGTGTCGCGCAGTTCTCAAGTTTGGACAGACCAAAGAAGGAAACAATCTATTCCCGAAGCGTAAGAACGCAGATGGAGAATGGGAAGACAATCGTGGATGGGTCCGCTGGACTCCGCCAACGACAAAGTAGGAGAGATGAACATGAATTGGATAACCATATTAGATGAAATGCTGAACGAATTTGAAGAAGCATCAAGAACTATATCTAAACCTATTCAGCGACGCGAGATGCAACGTCCTTATACCGAAGATGAAGAGTCTATTTATATAACAATAGACGTTCCCGGTGTAAAGAAGGAAGACATTGATATTCAGGTGCAAAGCCACGGCGATGCATCTGTACTATGCGTGTGCGCTGACGGTAACGGAAGGAAATACAAGCGTGAGATATTACTACCAAGTAATGCGTGCTTGACAAAGCCAAAGGCTACTTTCGTGAACGGTGTATTAGATATAACTTTCGAGAAGAAAGAGAAAACTCCGGTCGAAGGTATCACCATTTCGGTGGAATGAGCCTTTCGGAATACAGCGACTGGATTGAATCCAAAAAGAGCAGGAGAGTTTGGCTAGAAAACTCAATGACGGCTCTAGGTCAATTTGCGTATGTCAATCCGTTGCACAGAGTAGTACATTGGGATAAAAAAAATGGTAAAAGAACAAAGTGTTGGGAAGAAGACGATAGGAATTGCTTTCACTGCGATAGAGGGTTGTATAGAATTCATGAGTACACTTATGGATTGTATGTCGCACCTAAAGACAGTGATATTAGATATCTATCGACGAATATTACAACTCATACGGTCTTTCAAAAACTCTTTAGTGGAATTATACAAGACAATAAAAACCCTTGTGGAATTCTTTTTGGAGTAAAGAGAGAACAGATAAGTGTAGTTGGTGGTGAGAGGGTAAATGGTTATTCCCTTACTACTACTGATGAAGAAGCTTTTGTCCCTGAGATAGATAGACCATCGTTTCAGGCTAAAGGAGAGCTGCTTATACCTCAAGAAATTATAGACGGGCTTAAGCCATACGATAATCATGCTTTTAATTTACTTGATTTATTCTTCAAAATGAAAAAGATGTTCCCTTATTTAGATGAGAAGGACATTAAACAATATGCAATAAAACTATATGAGAATGGAGTGCTAGATTTAAGGAAGGGACTGAAATGATAGAAGAGGAATTCCCGATAGGCCCAAATGCACAATTTAAATTAGGCGACGTGATAGAATGCTTGAAAAGCATACCAGACGGTAGCGTGGACTTGATAGCTACAGACCCACCCTACAATATAGGTTATAAGTATGGTGGTCGTGGTCGTAGTGATGACCAAATGAAACCCAATGAATATACTGTCTGGGTAAAAGAGTGGCTGAGAGAATGTCAGAGAGTGCTTGCCTCACATGGTAGTATCTATGTAATAGCATATAATAACATTCTAGCAGAGCATTACTGGGATAATATGCAACAGCTATTCCACTATAGACGGTGGCTCACTTGGCCGTACAAGATGAACTATGGACATACTCTGAAGAACTATGTTCAGGCTCATCGTGGCATTCTGTATTTCACTAAGCGTTCTTGGGAAGAAGATAAAGGAGTGGACAGCGGCTATATATTTAACGGCGAAGAAATACTTATTCCTTATGAAGCTAAATCATTAAAAGCCAAGCATGTAATAAAGTCTATGGAGAAGCATGGACGTACAGGCAGGCCAAGTTATGATTGGTTCAAGGACATTAATGTAGTGCAGCACACTCATACAGAGAAGGTGAAGATGCCTGAAGGTACTGAAATGAACCAAATACCTGAAGAGCTGCTGTCTATATTCATTAAGGCGAGCAGCGACGACGGGTGGCTTGTTTTAGACCCGTTCTGTGGCACAGGAAGCACAGGAGCGGCTGCGGTTAAGCTTGGGCGAAGGTCTTTGCTTATAGACAGGGAAGAAGGGCTATTAGAGGTAGCAATAAAGAGAATAAAGGAATATGTATAAAGCTCTCACTTTTGATGATGTGACTATTGTTCCTCAGTATTCTGAAATTATAAGTCGTAGTCTGTGTGACACATCCACTAAGATAGGTGACTTAGAATTAAAGATACCTATTATTTCCAGCCCTATGGAGACTGTAACTGGCACCGAGATGTGTATACGGCTCAAGGAACTGGGTTGCTTAGGTATATTGCACAGGTTTATGCCAGCACATCAACAGGCCGCATCATGTTATAAACATAAGATTCTAGCTGCTGCTGTAGGAACTAATGATGAAAAGCGCATAGCATTGCTTGTTAATGCTGGTGTTAAGATTATTGACATCGACGTAGCTCACGGTCACCATATCAATGTGAAAAGGACAATAGAATTCATTAAAGAGAACTTCGCGTGTCATATTATGGCTGGTGCTGTGGCTACTTTTACTGCCGCTCAAGACCTTATAGAGTGGGGAGCAGACTCCATTAGAGTCGGTGTAGGTGGTGGCTCTCTATGCGAAACACGCATACGCACAGGGGTAGGAGTTCCCATGATTTCTTCTCTGACTGAGTGTTCCGCTGCCGCGAAGGGTAAGAATGTAGCCATAATTGCTGATGGCGGAATACGATATCCAGGTGACTTAGCAAAAGCAATCGTCGCCGGAGCTGATGCAGTGATACTTGGTTCCCTATTAGCTGGTACAAAAGAAACACCACATACGATTAGTAAGAGAGGTATATGGCCTAACGAACAATTGTATAAAAGATATTCTGGTGCAGCATCTCTAGACAGTAAATCAGAAGACGGGACAATCTGTACTATGACCGGTGACATTAAATATGTTGAAGGTAATAGTGTTATAATACCATACAAGGGTAAAGCGAAGAGAATAATAATGGACATGAAAGAAGGGCTGCAATCGGCTATGAGTTATGTAGGGGCTATCAATATTGAGAAATTCAAGAAAGGTAATGACTTAAGAAAGGTCACTGCTGCTGGAACTATAGAAGCGTTGCCACATTTGATGAAAGGGTAATAATGGAACTATACGACTTAACAAGATATTTTCATAATGTGAAGAATGATAAGGGTGACATTTTTCCTATTCTTGGTGAAGATGAGTTAGCAGTGACATCAGCAGTGTCTTATTTACTAGAAGATATTAATTTTGTTATTAAAGCATATAGTGGAACAGGAAAGACTGTCATAATGAATGCAATATTTGGCTTACTTCCTGAAGAATACTATCATGTTATAGAGCATTTGTCTGAGACTGCTGTATGGTATGAAGCTGACAAGATTAATAGAGCTCGTTTTGTAGCCATACCAGAAGCACAGAAGTTACCTGAACCTGTAATGGAAGTAATCAAGACTTGGGGAGACGGAAGGCCAGCCTTCAGGAAAAGAACTGATGTTACTATTGGAGATGTAGTAGAACAGAGACTTAATCCTAAATATGTATTTATGTGCGTTGCTGTTGAGAACACTAAAGGAGCTACAATATTTGACGCTGAATTAGAACGACGGTGTATGATTGGTCACACAAACCCCACAGTTAAACAGACTGAGAGAGTGTTAAAACACAAATTGATGGAAGCTGCTGTGCCTAAAACAGACCTTGTGACTATGAGTGATAAGGAAATAGAAGACCTTAAGAAGCATATAATAGCAGCAATAGGACGGAGAGACGACGAGAACGCTGTGTTGCTTAGAAACCCTTGCGCTCCGTTCATATACGACGCTATACCTAGTCTATTCCCTGTCTCTCGCTCTAAGGTTATATATTTATTAAAAGTAATTCAAGCAGTTGCTAGGTTCTATCCAGACGAAATCATTAAATTCGGTAAGGGGAAGACTAAATATGGTCTTATAACACCTAAACATACTTGGTTGGGTCTTAGGATATATTTAGATACATTCGTTTCTGAATGCTTACACATGCCTAGTCACGGAACTGACATCCTTAAGTTGTTCCCAGACTCTAGGCTAGACAGATTCGGTATGGTAGGAGACACAGTAAAGCTGACTGTTCGTGAGATTAAGTCTGAAGCTAAAAGAGCTGGCTTGCCGTTCACTAAATTGAGTCCAATATTAGGAGCTTTAGTTATGACTGGCTTCTTAGAGCAAGATGATAGTGAGAAAGGTAAGCCTAAATACTTTAAGAGTCCTCTAATTAGCGAACCTGTTGCAAAGATTAACTGGTCGGAGTTAATTACATCTACAAAGGAATTCGTAAAGGAACGCTGGCCTGAAGCTGCAGATGAATACATTAGCCGCTTCTGTGGAAGAATTGATATAATAGACCCTATTACTGGTAAGGAACTGAGACTTGACACTAAAGATAAGAAGGCAAAAAGAATACTACCCGAGGGGTCTGTATTTGCCATTAAAGACGATGAAGAGTTATGGAAAGAAGGAGATGGTAAAATAACTACTTTCTTATTGAGCGCTTCAGGAGATTACGATGAAGAAAACCTCAAAGAAATCGAAAAAATACCCACAGATACAACGTAGGATACCAGTACCTAAAAGAAATCAACTTATGGCTATAGCTGGTGAATTTAACGGAGGTTCGAGATTGAAAGTTTTATGTGAAGATGGTGAAGTTAGAATGGGAAGGATACCAGGGAAAATGAAAAGAAGAATGTGGATAAGAGAAGGAGACTTATTGATAGTAGAACCGTGGGTTATTCAGAGTAAAGAAAAGTGTGATATTAAATATAGATATACTAAAACACAAAGAATCCGTTTAAGTTTAAAAAATAGAATACCAGTTATATTGGAGGGGTTAAATATATGAGTTGCCCGCTGTGTGAATTGAAAGATAAGAAAGTTATACACAAGGAAACGTGGGAGTATATAATAATTGATTGTGCTTCCTGTGATGTTCCAATGATTGTATGGAAAGCTCACACTATGGAGCCGGGTGATGAAGAGCTAGAAGTAATGGAAAAGGCGCTAATGTCAGTTGGTAAAGAAATATATAGACCTTGGAAATTCTTTATAGATAAGAAACAAGGTTCTGTATTTGACCATATACACTGGCATGCAAGACCTAACAAACATAGATGGAGGAAGTTTTATGAAAATACCGCTGACGGCGATATTGTCTCCGAAGACTCGTGACTTAAGGACAGGGGAACTTAAGACCCTTATTACTCGTAATGGTAAGAAGGAAGGCGTTGTAGTGCCTTATAAGCCCTATTATTACGTCCCTGACAAGCGTGGAGAGTCTTATACCTGTACGGGTAGACCTGAGAGTGTTAAGCTGAGTAAGGTGCATTACAATGCTGGAGATATAATTCCACCAAATGCACTATTCGATGGGGGTAGGGAACATCTACTTGACCGTCTGTGTATAGAGCATCCTGAGTTTTTCTATGATTACCCTAATGACGAGCCAGTGAAAGCACTTTGTTTTGATATAGAGACACACAGCCCAGATGGTAGCTTCCCTTTTGGTGAAAAATATCCTATAGTGGCTATTGGTATTGCTACTTCTGAAGGAAAGGAAGAGGTATTGGTGTGGGAAGATGAAAATGACAAACAGCTACTATTAGACTTCGCAGAATGTATACGCAAGCATAACCCAGATATTATATATGGCTATAACCTCACTGGTTATGATATACCTCAAATATTACATAGAGCTAACTTCCACGGTCTTACTGAGTATAAGAAGTTACTTAACAGGGACGCTTCTAGTTTTGGTTGGGAACAGTACGGCAAAGATAAAAAGAGAGCAGAGCTTAAAATGAAAGCTGGTGGTCGCGTAATTTTAGACCTGCTACGCTGGACTCGTCTAGACTACTCTTTATCTGGTTTACCACGGGGTCTTAAAAGCGTATCGCGTGCTTTCGGTTTAAGGCCTATAGAATTAGAACTCTCAATTAAAAATATATTAGACTATTCAAAGGAAGAAATAAACGAATATGTAATGTCTGATGTTTATTGTACAAAATATCTATTCGAACATTATTATCCTCAAATAGAATATACAGCTGAGATTCTAGGAGTTCCGCTTGATTTATATATTAATGCACCAGTGAGTTATATAACTAAGATACTACAGGGTCGAGCTCTTTTTAAAGAGGGGACCGTGTCCTTTGATTTTAATAAGGAAAGACATGACGATATATTTCACAGTGACCGTGGTAATTTTCAAGCAGCCCATATAGAACTGTACAAACCGGGCTTTCAACAACATAATTATAAGGTAGATTTCACTTCTATGTACCCCTCTATTGCTATGGCTTTAAATCTCGGCCCCGACACTACTTGTTTCGTTGATTCAGAAGAGTATAAAAACGAAATAGACTGTGAGAAGGGAAAAAAGGAAACCTTTATATATGTCCCCGATAACATAATTAATAAGCGTCTTAAGGTCAGAGTAGACCTTAGTAAGAAAAGCTGTCTTTACAATATGAGTAAAAGATTTAATGAAATGCGAGAACCTTATAAGAAAATTAAAACTAAAGAAGCTAAAAGTAAGTCAAACGCATTGAAAATCATGGTGAACACGTTTTATGGTGCAAATACAAACCCCTATATGGCTTATGGTGATTTAAGTGTTGGTATTACTATTACAGCAGTTGCTAGGTGGCTTATTCAAACAGCAGCCCAGCTTATTAGAACGCAGAAAGGCGAAGATTCTGTCGTATATATCCATACTGACGGGATTAATACTAATGTTGATATTAATATTAAATGGTTAAATAATCGCTTAAAGCAACTTATGAGAGTCCACTTTCCGGGCTGCGAACCTGAGTGGATACAAGTAGAGAAAGAAAGGTACAGAGAGGGTGTGTGGCTTCAAATAGGAAATTATGTTCTAAGAAATGAAGATGGTAGCCTAACTAAACACGGTTCTACTTTCAAAAGCAGAGCTCGTTCTACATTCTATCTGAAAGTATTAGACAAACTTATAGATGCTCGACTGAATAATACAATAACACAGAACTTTATTGATGAGTTATACTCTCTAGAAGAGTATGAGCTTGATGATTTTTTACAGAGACGTTCTATGAATATGCCTTATGAAGATTATAAGAATGAGAATGACCTTATGGTGCAACTTATTCGACAAGGTTTAGAAATAGGAATTCAACCTATTGTTGGTAATACATATCCTTATTTCAAGACCAAAGGCGGCTATAGAATATCACAATTAGTTAAAAATAAGGCAGATATTGATGTAAGATATCATTGGAATATTATCAGTTCTTTATTGCAAAAATTTAAACTTGAAACTTGGATTAAAAAAGACCCACCTATCACTATAATTGACGAAAAGCAGCAAACATTGATGGATTATATATGACCATATCTTTAAATACTAGCAAAGCTATATATACTATTGAGGCATTAGCCTCGGAGAGAAATATGGAAGATAAAGAAGTGAAGCTTTCTGAATTTTTAAAAGAAGTGGATGTAAAAATTGTTTGGAAGGAAGAAGAAAAAACAAAAGTCGGGCGTGGACGAATTATTGATGATGATACAAATTTCGTTTACTTAACAGGGGAAAAGGGAACTGTTGTAGTAAATAGAAACGACATTATAGCAATAAAAACAAGTGTAACGAAGTGAGAAAGAAATGAGTAACTACGTTTTTGCAATGGATGGTGTATTGTGTACACCGTGCGATGACTTTATGGAAGCACACAAGTGCAAGCCTATTGTTAATGCAATAGAATTCTTAAACTGGCTTGTTAGGGAAGGACATCATGTTACTATATGGTGTGAAAGAACTAACGAATTATCTTGGGTGATGGCTACACGAGAATGGTGTAGTAAATATGGGGTATTGTATAGTAGGTTATTATTTGATAGACCTAAGATGCCTACATTTGTTAATGAAACACCATGTAATGCTAGTGACTACAGCTATGACCATGATGTAGAAGAAGTTGCATTATTATTTGAGGAGTGGAAAAAATGCCAGAACACAAAGGAATAGGCGCTGTTGGTCCAATTGTTCTTGTAAAATGGAACGATGCAGCACAACAAATTAAAACTCACGTCGTTAATGGTAACGACCCAGCAGAACACATGGCCAAATGTGAGACCCTTGGAGAGATAATAGTAGAAGATGAAAGAGCTATGGTTCTACTTCAACACTGGTCGGACACTGATGGTGTCGACATACTTACCATACCTAAAGATTGGTGTCAGGAGATAGAGGTGCTAAAGGAATGTATTTCAGAGAGTTCGGAATCCCAGCAAGAATAGCTAGATGTTATTCTAAGGACGACATAAATAAGAGTGTCGAGAAGTATGATGGTAAGAAGAACTGTTATACTAGTGTGTATGTCTTTGATGACCTTATGGATAAAAAGGGAGAAAAGACCGATTACAGTTCTGCTGTTATAAATACTCTGTGGTTCGACTTTGACCATAATACAAAGGTGATAGAATGTTTGAAAGATGTAAGGAAATTATACAAAAAGTATTGCAAGGAAAGAAAGATAGTCCCAAGGATATATTTCACAGGAGGTCGAGGCTTCCAAGTAAATATAGATTTTTGGAGCCCGTTGGACTTACCGAATTCTTTAAAGAAAGATTCACTGAAGAAATATCTAATGCACCTGAAGGACAAATATCGCCTGAAGACTCTGGACTCGGTGTGCATACAGAACAGCACCTCGGCGATGAGGCGCATATACAACACGCAATATGTATCAAAACTAACAAAGGAACCAGTTGGGAAATGGTGTGTCCAGTTGTCCGTGCCAGAGATGTTAAAATTGTCTATGAAAAAGATAATGGAATTGTCCACTGTCCCACGCTCTATTATACCCCCAACGAAGAGCAAAAGAGCGCAGAGGGACTTCCTAGATTTCGTCTGCGACATTACAGAAATAAAGCACACAGTGAGTAATAGTGCAGCTCATCTATTGGAGGAAATAAGAAGCGTGGCAGGCTCTACAAGGCATAGCTCTGCTGTGCATAGTGGCTTAATTAAAGCTCCCCGTAAATGCATAATGGAGCTAATAGAGCTTAATATAGATAAGGGAAGAAGCTCTCACACAGAGAATAATGTAATAGCAATGGAACTAATAAATGCTGGCTGGAGCGACAAAGATATTTCATTTGTCTTCAGCAGTATATATAATGAACCGGCTGGCGATTGGGGTTGGTATGATGATGACCCTGAAAAGGCAGGCAGGCAAATCAGGCTGCTCCGCGAAAAAGGAGTCAGCAGATATGGAAGAGAAAAGTTAAAAGAAATGGGAATACTGAAGCAAAAGCTTAAATAGAAACGAGAAGGATGTAAATATGGCAGCAAATCTAGAAAGACTGAAGAAGCGTATTAGAACGCTAGAAGATTGGGTAGATGAGAATGAAGCACTGGCTGGACCTGAAGGTACATTAGATACCTTTAACTACCTAATTAGTAGGACAAGGCAAGCAGAACAAATGCAGGGACACTTGAATCAACTTCAACAGTACCTACAAATGTTCTTAGGCGAGAACGAATTGATGGATAAATGGAATGAATTTATTCAGGAGAAAGAAAATGCCGTTCAAGAGCAAAGCACAGCGCCGTTGGATGCACGCGAACAAGCCGAAGATGGCGAAGAAGTGGGAGAAGAAGACTCCGAAGGGGACGAAACTCCCGACGAAGAAGAAGCGGACGACTAAGCGCCGCAGGAAGAAATAATGGTCACAACTTCACAATCACTCAGATGTAAGTGTGGTAAATATCAAGGGAGTTGTGACTGCCCTAAAAGAGTTTTAGTTGATTACAAATGAGTAAAAGTAAAGGTCTTGGTGATACTGTTAAGAAAGTTGCTGATACCATAGGTATCAGAAAATGCAGTAAATGCGAGAAGAGACGTAGATTCCTGAATAAAAAACTACCTTACCAACAACCTTAAATAGTAGCTCAACGTAGAGTGAAATGGAGAAATCATAATGTTCCCTAATGAAGTGTCTGAATTTATTTTTACCCGGACTTATGCTCGCTGGAAGCCAGAAGAAAGGCGAAGAGAAACTTGGACTGAAGCTACAGAGAGATACATAAGTTTTATTCAATCTGAAATAAAGGGCATTCCACCAAAGACTATAAGGAAGATTAGAAAATACATGGAGGAATTTGCAGTTGTTCCCTCCATGAGACTCTTATGGTCTGCTGGAGAGGCAGCTAAGAGAGACAACACTTGTATATATAATTGTGCTTTTGCTAAGATTGATTGCGTGGAAGCATTCGCCGAATGTCTACATATATTAATGTGCGGCACTGGCTTCGGCTTTTCTGTAAGGCAGGAAGATGTCGCTAAATTACCTGTCGTACCTAAGATTCAGTCAGCTAAAGGAGATACGCATATTATAGAAGATTCACGCGAAGGCTGGGCTGACTCCGTTAAGATTTTAATGAATAGATTGTATAGTGGAAAAAATATTAAACTTGACTATACAAAATTAAGACCACAGGGAGCTAAATTAATTACTATGGGTGGCCGCTCATCTGGTCCTCAGCCTCTCATTAAATTGCACGACTTTATACGAGAGACTTTTACTATAGCTCAGGAGCGTCAACTGACCACGCTGGAAGCTCACGATATATGTAACCAAATAGCTGAAATTGTGGTGGCTGGCGGCGTTAGGCGCAGCTCACAAATATCTTTAAGTGACTTGGACGACAGAGAAATGCGGCACGCTAAAGACTGGCCGTTTCCCTTGCGTAGAGCTATGGCTAATAACTCTGCAATATATGATAAGAAACCCACTGCTGCTCAATTTTTAAGAGAGTGGGGTACCTTAGCTCTATCAGGCACAGGGGAACGAGGTATTTTTAATTTACAAGGAGCTAGAGAAACAGCTCCCTCAAGGCGTTACAAGCCATTAATTGTTGGCACAAATCCTTGTGGGGAAATTATGCTTAGGGACATGCAATTCTGTAACTTGTCTGAAGTGGTAGTAAGAGCTGAAGATGATTTAGATGTTCTTCTAGACAAAACTGAGACTGCTGCATGGATGGGAGTCATACAAAGTGCGTTCACACACTTCCCATACCTCCGAAAAGAGTGGAAAAAGAACTGTGACGTAGAGCGTCTTTTAGGCGTCTCTCTTACCGGACAAATGGACAACCCCGCATTAATGAATCCCGTGGCCTTAAAAGCCCTGCAAAGCAGGGTAAAACGCGTTTCTCGTAAGGCTGCTGAGGCATTAGGTGTAAACATACCCGCAGCAACCACTTGCGTCAAACCTTCGGGCACAGTTTCACAACTTGTGGACTCTGCTAGTGGAGTGCATCCACGCTACTCTAAATATTATATCAGGCGCTTTAGAATCTCTGCTACTGACCCACTTTTTAAAATGTTGAAGAAGCAGGGTGTCTCGTGTAAGCCTGAGAATGGGCAAGACCCGAAGACAGCAACGACTTGGGTTTTATCTTTTCCAGTTAAGTCACCAGAAAACTGCGTCGTTCGTCATCATTTGTCGGCACTTGACCAACTAGAACATTATAAAAATTTACAAGAAAATTGGTGCGAACACAACGCTTCCATGACTGTGTATGTGAAAGACCATGAGTGGTTCGAAGCGGGTAATTGGGTGTATACTAATTGGGATATTATTAACGGTATTGCTTTCCTTCCTTACGACAGTGGACACTATGAACAGGCTCCTTATGAAGAAATAGACGAGAAAACTTACCAAAGCCTTATAAAGAAGTCCCGCAGAATAGATTATAGTAAACTTTCTGACTATGAGCTGGCGGACTCTACCACTGGCTCAAAAGAATACGCATGCATAGGTGATAAATGTGACATATGAAGAAGATATAACTGGTCAAAAAAGAAAAATGGGTCGTAATGCTGGCATGAGAGACGACGGGA